AAATTAAGGTTTCCTAAAACCAGTACCCAGTTTACAACAATAAAAGTGCCAGTATTTGCACAATAAATAATACAAACACTGGCACATATTAAGTTTAAGCTATCACACCAAACTCGGCAAAAATTTTGTAAGCGTGGTGGGTGTCAGACGAGGCATCTCTCCGCTGAGAGAAATCATGCTTGATGCACCAAGGTCAGGAAGCGCTCCAGCGATGTTGACCCACTGCAAACCGCTGTATACATTATAGCGGATTGTAGGCGCTTCCTGTGTCATGTTGTATTCAACAAAAGTGAACCGTGGATTGTACCTCTGTTTCTGGGCTGGGATCGTAGCCTCAGGATAAGCATACACAGGCCCACTGATGACCAGAATATTGGGCATCCATCTTGCGATAGCTTCGTTGTGCAAAATGGCATTACCGAGGTCGCCGTTTCCAGGAATGAGCATATCACAGCTACACTTAATTCTGCACAGCATGTTTGCGTTTGTTTTGCCATAAATTGTCGGGTCATACAGGCAGTTGAATGTAATGGCACCAACATCAATGGCCGCACCCTCTTCACCCATGCGTGTAAACTCGGTATTTGTTCCTTCATGGAGTGCCGCAATAACACCAGCTTCTACAGCCTTTACAGCATCCTTATCTTCACCTGTGTAGTTTGTCCAGTTAATGCTGGAGGGAATCCAGGCGTGCTTGATGGTATAGAGGGTTTTAAGCTCTTGAATTGCGGAAGCACTGCACACTTCCGGACTCCAAGAGGTGATGATAAGCTCGTCAATTTGAGGCTTACCGGGTTCGACAAATTCGTGGTGCTCAAACAGTCCGGCAACTGCCTCCTTAACACTTGTACCGCCGCCGGTATTGAGAAGAATGTTGTACTTGTTTTTCTGTAAATCCACATGCCTAATGAAGTGGCATCCATGCAGCTGTCCGGTTGAACCGTCATTTGCCCATAGCTGGTACACATCTACCTGCCCATATACGCTTCCAGCACCTCCGCTTGGCCTATCTTCAAGGTCTTTAATTCGATTGTTCTGCTCGGTCTGTTCATGGTCGATTCTTTCGATATCGCCTTGCAGTTCGGTAATGTATGTTTCGGCAGTGCTAACCCTTGTGGTAAGTGCGGTGAGATTGTTTTCAAGCGTTGTCACTCTTGTGGTTAGCGTGTTCAGGTTAGATTCAAGCGTCGCGCATCTGGTCTTTAGCGCGTTAATCTCGCCATCCTGCTGTGCGTTCTTCGACTCGATTGCTGTGAGTCTGGCGTCCTGCTGGTTGTTCTTTGTTTCGATGCTCGTCAGCCTATTGTCCTGTTCACGGTCTTTTGCTTCGATTGCGGCAATCTTAGCATTAACCACATCTCGGAATGCTTCGTACTCATCTCGCAGTGCGGCCAAGTCGTCTGCCACCCGCTTAATCTGCGCAGTCAGTCTTGCGTCCAGCTCCTTGACGTTGGCATCAAGTTGCAAAATCAGCGCCCGGTTCTCGTCAATAACGTCAATAGCGTCATTCAGGCTATGAAGAATTTTGTTCAGTTCCTCATAGTAGCTAAGGGCATCGTCATACACGGTCGGTAGGACCGTGGGATGGAAACCGATAGCCGTTCTTTTAACCACCCTCGGTGTAAATTCAGCCATGTAAAATCCTCCCTCACCAGATATTCATAAACAGCGTACCAAGGTCCTTGAGAATGCTCAGGTCAATGTTTAGAAAACTTTCACGCAGTTCTCTCAGCATTTTCGCATAGGAAGTGCCGCCCATTTTGCCTGTGACCTTCTCAAGATATTCGGCTGTATTGTTGGTAGTTCCTTTGACATCTTCGTTTCCGGTTGTGGTGTTTTTTACACTCCCACTGCTGTCAACCTGGTCGGTAACGTCCTCTTTTCCGGTGGTTGTGACATTTGTGTTGGTGTCGTCACTATCTGTGTTATACTCTGCTTCTGTGAGGTATGTTCCATTCTGAACACCGGTCAGGCTTCCCTGCGGAGTGTCTGAATACTTTTTGATGTGCGTCTGATTTCCGGATACGACGGTGCTGTCTTTGCCGCTTGTCTCTACTTTTTTCACGTCCTTACTGGTTGCAGTGCTTTCAGTGTTGTCAGTACCATCGCGTTTGGTTATTCTGGTATCAGCTCCTTGGTCCGTGCGATTTCCGCTCTTGGTGTAATCTACGTCATTTAGGGGGTTAACACCAGCCATTAAAAGCTCGGACTTGTAGAGTTGGTTGTAGTATGGCATGATTTCGCACAGCTTGTTCTGTAACATCAGCTTCCAATGGCCATACGTCTCACATCCGATTTCGCGGGTATAGAAATACCGTAGAATTTTCTTCTCAAGCGGCACTCGGTATTCCTCGTCAAAGATAGGCCATTCAAAGTCGAATATTTTCGGCACAGCCTTGTCAAGGATTTCGTCAATCTTGCTGAATCCCTGGCTCACGTCATAACCGGCTTCTACTTCACAGATATAGCGAACTTCGGTTGTGTAGATGCTCACTCCTCCACCCCCTCAGAATCAATGGTATCGTCTCCCATTCCACTCTCCGGGTCAATGGCCTGGAAGTCCTCACGGTAATCACACCAGATATCAAGCCCGAACATAGCGTTGATTTTCTTGCAAGCATCGCGGCGGCTTTCAAGTCTGCTGTACCGGCTTGCAATTGTTCCACCCTGGTTTCTCGTTACCTCGTCAGTGATTAGTCTTTCCTTCTTCTGAATGTTGATGTTGCTGATACCCAGATATGTCAAGGCTTCGTTCCATAGCTGGGTCTTTAGTGTGTACAGCTTGTCAGCCACGAACGGAGCGCCAGTGTTCAGCACGTTTAGCGGACTCTTGCCAAGGTCCTTGGTGCCCATAATAATTGGTTCATTTCCGGTCCACTGCTTGTACACGTTAAGAAGGGTTAGGCGCTGGCTCTCGTCACAGTTAATGAGAACAGGGGTTTTCTGCGCGTTGGCATTCACGTCAATGGCGCGGTCCAGATTGTATAACCGCCTGGCAAACATCTGAATGTCAAGCATTGAGTTTGTGTGTAGATAGTTGTTGAAAATGAGAACGCTGTCATTAGCCGTCAGGTTCTTGGTGTACCCATTCGGAGCGTATGCCTGACGGTTGTTTGGGATTCCATACACGTCAAGGCTGCCACCCTGCGCATTATGCAGGCACAGATATCCAAGCCCGCCATCGTCCTCAAAGAACACCATTTGTCCCTGGGCGAACAAACCCAATTCCATGTACCTGGGGTCAATGGTGTCAGGTAGATTCTTCCATTCAAACATGGAGATAGCCAGTTCTGTCAGCCGGTGGTAATACTGCAAATAAGTTGCGTTATTCAGCACACCGCTTTCCCAGAACATTTTATTCCGTCTGCTCATTGTTTGTCACCTCCTATTGCGGGCTGTTGTCAAGTTCATAATGTCCCACCTCATTTATGTTTTTCCAGAACGTAATGCCGTGGTCAAAAATGTTGCAAATTTGGTTAACAGCATCCCCCGGAGCTTTTCCAGTGATAGTACATCCAGCAGTTTTGACGTAGTTCCAGTGTGGTCTGGTGCTGATATACGGGACCTTGTTTCTTAACGTTGCGTAGCCGAATCTGTCAAAATAATCGTCAATGATACGCGCATACTCTGGGCGAACGTGCATGTTCATAAACACAAAGCCAAACAGGTCACGCAAATACATTGCAACGTTTGAGGTTAGAGAACCAACAGTCACCTTGCGATTTTGTAAGTAGCCCATAGCACGCTGTGCCCCATACAGTGCATCGGAACCCATTTGCAAGCGGTTAGCTGTCTGAGTCTCAGTGGGAAGTGCGCTTTTGTTTGCTCCAATGTGCGCCGCTCTTGCCGCTCCACTGCTAACAGTTGTAGTTGCAAGGCCAGTTGTGGTTGGTGCTTCTGCGGCCATAAAACCAGTAAGCATTTGCGGGTTCCCGGAAGCCGCGGCCATAGCGGCCATGTTTAGCATCATCATTGACTGCACAAATTTTGCCGCACCATCTGTTGTAGCATAAGGGCATTTGGGAAAATTTGTAACTGACAACATATCTACAGGTGTTGTGTAGTTTAGCGGTTCCCTCTGCTTATAACCAACAGGCATTAACACAGCCGTTGGACTCACCCCTATGTCTGGTGTTAAAGTGAAATCACATCCGGTGCCCTTAAAATACTCATAATGGTATTCCACTTCTGCACCCTGTAAGTTGCTTCCTAACAGGTAGTTATAGGGGTATGTAAGCAATTTTTTATTGCGCGGGGTATAACCGCCGATTGACTGTTGTGATTTTTCAAACGTTACACTGTATGTCTTGTAATCGTTGGTTTCGCTACCAGAATCCTGTACGAAATCTTTCGGAAGTAGATAAATGTCCATAATCACGTCTGGATTTGATAGTATCTGCAAACCGGCAAGCAGTGCTTTGACGCGATTCACACCGTCTTGTGTTAGAGGGTATGTTTCAAACTCAACCTGTGAGAAGTATTTACCGGCGTACAGCTTACTTTCAGACAGGTCGCCGCGAAGCGTAGCGGCTTTTGCGACGACAATTACCCATTTCTGAAAGTGTGGGCATACTGCCAAGGAACCTGCTTCCATGTCACCTGTTCCAAGGTTTTCTGGAATAGTGTTGTCTCCAACACGGTCAGTAAGTGAGTGTTCGCGTTCAACAAAGCATTGTTCCAACTCACAATCGAGAAACCACGTCTGAATCGGGTCAATGGTATAGTTAATCCTGGTAGTGTTTTCGTTGATATACGCCACACTGTCAACGAAACCATAGAACCATCTGGTGATATACGGGGTGTTTGGATTCCAGCTATTTGTAAACATCACATAGTTTGACGTATAAAGCGCAGAAATTCGGCTCTCCACGTCAATATAACCGCGCTCAATCCGCTGAAACGTTAAACCAGTATAAGTGTGTTTAACGAAAGTGCTCATTGCGTTGTACTGGTCTTCACGATTTTTGAAGTACACAGTGTGGTCAAAACTCTTGTCAAATGGTGCGCCCTCAAGTAGTTTTACACATGTGTTAGGTGTTGCCATGTTTTCACCTCCTTATGAAATAAAGGGGAGGGAAGCCCTCCCCTCATGATTAGGCCGGGTCGGCAGGTTTGGTATCGTAGAACACCAGTGTATCGCCGACGTTCATGCTTGGAGTGATGTAGTCTAACTGGTAGGTGCCATTCGGATTCTCCGTGGTTTTCACCAGTTTGTATGGTTTCCACGCCTTGAGGGCAATCCAGTCAAGGTTAATGTCAACCTCTGTCAAGGCCGGGACAAAAGGCAGAATGGACACCGGGATTGATTTAGTTTGCGGTGCAATTGCGACGGCACCATAGGGTGTCACTGCAGCCAGTTTGTCGGTCTCTACGACATGAAGCGCTCCCTGGAAGTATGAGTCAATAAAGTACGGCACAAACCCCGCTCTTTTGATTTCTTCCTCTGAAGCCGCCAGAACAAACGTAGTTCCGGCTTCGGAGGCTGTCTTGGAGACGATTTTAACGGTAATACTTGCCATGTTTTAACACCACCTTAACTAAAACTTTTAGCAAACACCGTTCCGGGTGACTCAACTACCAGGAACAATTTCGTGTAAGTATCAGTGGGGTCTGAATCCTCTGGAGTACACAGAACGCCCTGTCCTACGCCATTCACGTTCTGAATGAGTGGCTTGCCCACGAAAGGCTTCACTCCAGAACCAGGAATGTTTACTGTGATGAAAAGATTGCCACTTTCATGCCACTCTGAAAAGCCAAACGCACCACCGTGGTAAACGCTACGGATAGATACATCTCTGCCACCAACTTCAAAACCGCCGTTTTTTTGATTGAGCGTTACCATGCCATTCACAGTGGACGGCACCAGCTTCTGCACGACGGCGTATCCACCAGTCAACTCGTTGCTCTTGACCAACAGCGCTTCCTTAATTACGCCATAGCTTCCCATGACTTACGCCCCCTTCTTGAACACAACAGCGTTGGCAAACGGGGACGAGGAAACAGTTTTCCATACGTTCAGGAAGTAGTTGTTGTACATGCCAGCGGCGACATAATCGTCGGTGAAAGCGGTCAGGTTGTCGTACACCTGGAACCACTCGCGGTCGCACAGCACAGCCAGGACACCCTTCATGTTGTCCAGCTCCTCCTGGGTAACAGGCGGCAACATATCGCTGGAAGCCTGGATAATGCTGAACCGGTCGGAGTCGAACGTGGTGAAGTCGTCAATGAGCTTGAGATGACCCATGAAATTGGCCTTGTCCATGTTGAACGCGCTGGCCAGCACGTTGACGTCGAACTGTGCATTGAACATAGCATCCATGAAAATGAACTGGTCATCCTTGGGGGTGGTAGTATGAACACCCTGGGCGTTGTATTCAGTTTTCATGAACTCCAGGACATTGGAAGTACCCCGGAAAGCGACAGCGGCGCTGTTCAGGCCGTTGCTGGTGTCCACGGTTACAGACTTCATCTCATTTGCGTTCACACCCTTGATAATGAGATACTTGAACAGCAGATATTCATCGTATTCGGCGGCGGTGGAAACAGCAGAGATAATTCTTGCAATCAGGTCGGTCACTCCATTGGCAGTCATGAAAGCCTGTTTCAGGTCCTGCTGTTGAATGGTGATGGGATACTGTACACGCCAGTTCATAGCGTGGAAAGCGGTACGCACATCGGGAATAGTGCGCTTGAACTCACGGTCAGCGGCCTTTTCTGCGGAGAACTCACGCGCTTTGGAAATGTTCACATACACTTCCTCGACGGTTTCGCCGAACTCAAGATAGCCCTTTTTCAGTTCGGCATAAGCGTTATTGAACAGGGCGCTCTTAACCTTTACGGCGGCGATTCTGTTGACCAGGGCGGACAGAAACTGGTTCGCCAGAACGGGATAACCATACAGGACGTCACCCACCTGGGGAATGCACTTCTCGTTGGTAATCTCAGGAACTTGGTCCTGGTAATCCTGGCCAAGGTTAGCGCGGATAGTATTGATGATATCAATAGACCGCGCGTTCAGGTTAGTAATTGCTACTCTACTGGGCATGATTTAAGCCTCCTTAAAAAGATTTTCGAACGTAGGACGTTCGACGGGAGCCGGGTTGATAATGGGGTCAATATCCGGCTGGGCATTGTTGTCGGCGTTGTTCATGAAACGGTCGCGATATCTGGCGCGCCAGGCGGCATCGTTTTCTCGATACTTCTGTTCCCAGTCAACAGCACCCCTTGCGGCGTTGTCGTCCAGAGTGTCAGATACATCTTCCATGAGAGCAAGCGCTTCATCGGAAGCGTTGTCTCCCAAGACGGCGTTCAGAGACTGAATCAGTTCGTCTTTAGTTTTGATAGCCATGTTGTCCTCCTTATCCATACAGATAAAATTTCCAGCGGCGCTTTCTATTAGCCCCAGGAGACGGGCCAGGCCCTGGACCTGGTTCACCACCATCGTAGTCTGGGTTATAGATAAAACCCTGGAATTTGTAACCATTGTTTACCTGACTCTGTGTCAAATAACCCAATGATTTCAACTGTGTTGAAACCCAGAAATAGTCGGGGTCGTCATAACCGCCTGGGTTACGGCTATAACCACTGTTGCTACATATCGCGTTACCTTCGTCGTCAATGTACTCAACGATACAGACGTGACCAGCATGTCCCGGTTGTTCAAGGCACAAAACAGAGCCAGGCTGGGGAACCGCGCCAGTGTCATAACCAGACACGGTTCCCCACCATTCGCCGCCATCACCAGTCGGGAGGTGCGGAACCACCCCATAGGTTTCCCAGAATCGGCCCCAGGCATAACATGTGCAGTTCGGTAGTCCCCAATTGGAAGCGTAGAATGGATTCGTGTTGCTGTACCAGTATTTACTGCCCAGCATCCCCTCTTTGGTGAGTCTTGGAGTGTACATTGGTTACGCCTTCACAATAAAGGCGGAGATACCCATATCACGGAGTTTGTCGCGATAGCGTTCAGCGTTCTCGCGCACCTTAAAAGCACCAACCTGTACGCGATACAGTGTCTTATCTTCAGCAGGCTCAGCGGGTTTGACAGGTTCAACGTACTTTACTCCAAAGTAGTCGCAAATACCGGCGGCAATAGCTTCGCCGATATCGTTAGTGTGCTCAACAATCCACTTTGCGCTGGTGGGGTTGTCGTGGAACTCACATTCGCAGTACACACAGGGTGCCCAGGTGTTTACCATCTCATACCAGGTCTTGTTGACCTGTACGGACTCGCTGGTCCCAGGCGTAATCGGGGCCAGTCTGTTGAACACTTTGAGCGCAGCCTTGTATCCGGGCTTGGACTTGTCATAGGCGTAGATTCTGGTGCCAGCAACAGTTCCATTGAATGCATTAGTGTGAACACAGACGTGGAGGTCTGCGGCCCACGCATTGGAAGCGTTTACCACATTTGCCATGTTCGGCCCCTGCATCATCTTGACTTCAAACTTGTTACGAAGCAGAGCCGATACAAGCGCGCGGGCAATCTTCATACACTGGTCGCCTTCCGTGGTGTTGCCATAGGCATAGTTATTGTTGAACTGGTCTGACGGGGAAACGAAAATGCGGGGAGTAGCCATTACTCTACACCTCCCATTTTGTCAACCAGCTGTTGCATAACCAGGGTGTTGTTCTGGATAGCTTCGGTCAGCTGTCTGACTTCATCTTTGTGCGTTTCCGTCATGGTCTTGATGTACCAGAAACAAATCAGGCACACGACAATGGGGAAGCCCACACTGGTGATAAGAGTGGTAATTGCGTTGGTGTCCATTGTGCTCCTCCTTTACAAGAATAGTGAGAAAAGATTCCCTATGATGATTATAGCATATGGCTTGACATTTGTCAAGGGCTATGGTATAATTTAATAGGAGAACTTTGAAAGTAGGTGAAAGTGTGGGAAAGTATTATGACGGTGCAAAGCTGTTGTCTCTTATGGATATCAACGGAAACCGTCCAGAGATTTATATGTGTACCACCAACAGAACCGGCGGTAAAACCACTTTCTTTGGTAGGCTGTGCGCTAATGGGTGGAAAAAGAAACGCGAAAAATTCTGCCTGGTTTATCGTTACAATTATGAACTGGACGATTGCGCAGACAAGTTCTTTAAGGACATAGGCAGGTTGTTCTTTGACGGCGTTACGTTTACCAGCAAACGCCGTGCAAGTGGTATCTTCCACGAACTTTTCTGGGATGATGAATGTTGCGGATATGCCGTATCATTGAACAGCGCTGACCAGCTGAAAAAATACAGTCACTTGTTCAGCGACGTTAAGCGCATGTTCTTTGACGAGTTTCAGAGTGAGACAAACCACTATTGCAACGACGAGATTAGGAAGTTCCTTTCGATTCATACATCTATTGCACGTGGTAACGGAGAACAAATTCGTTATGTTCCGGTGTATATGTGCGCTAACCCAGTGTCCATCATCAATCCGTACTATGTGGAGATGGGAATCAGCGAACGCCTGAACGATGATACCAGGTTCCTCCGTGGTGACGGATTTGTCCTTGAACAGGGCTATGTAGAGTCTGCAAGTGAAGCGCAAAAACAAAGCGGCTTTAATCGCGCGTTTGCGCGTAACAGCTATGTTGCATACAGTGCGCAATGCGTGTACTTGAATGATAGCAAGGCATTCATTGACCAGCCCACTGGTAGAGGGCGTTATCTTGCAACACTTAGGTATAACGGAACAGAGTACGCATTGCGCGAGTTCCCTGAACTTGGCATTATCTACTGCGACAATCGCCCTGACAGCACGTTCAAGGGTAAAATTACAGTAACAACAGAGGACCACGGATTAAACTATGTTATGCTGAAAAGGAATGACCTATTTCTCACAAATATGCGCTGGTATTTTGAGCGTGGATGTTTCCGGTTCAAGGACCTACGTTGCAAGGAAGCTGTGTTAAAGGCGCTGTCATATTAAGGTATCTGCCCTTGTGTCCAGCACTGAACTCCCCGGATAACCACGGCTGGAATATGCCGCCGGGACTGTTTATCGGATAGGTTGCCGCTTTGTTGGTGCAAGGGTTACAGATATGAAAACACCCCTATGGTTTTCCATAGGGGTGTTTAGCTTAGTTCCGTCTTTGTCTGCTTGAGGGATAACGATACTTGCGGATTTCGGCGATAGGGTCACAGCTGACAACTTCTCCATCTTCGCAAAGAATTATGTTGCACTCGTTTTCGTTAAGGCACAGTTGCCATATGGTGTTTCGTAGAGAAGGAGAAAGAGTAGGCACACTATCTCTGTCCTTGGTGATAATTCTCTGCCAGATAGTTGGCTTGCCAGTTGCGTGGTTTATGACAACAATCTGGCTATCCCCACACTCTTTTAGCTTGTTCACGATAACCGTGTATTTCTTGTACTGCTCTATGTTATTACCTCATTTCATATACGCTGTCAACAAGAAGAACCCCGCCGGGTATACGCTTCGGCAGTAGCTTGCCTGGAATTGCAAGGCCGACGGTGAAGTCTTGAACTGTCAGTGAACGGTGCTGTGTGTGCTCTTTGTCTGTGTACAGGAATGCCTGTTCCATCTCTGTGTGTTCAGCCGCTTCTTCGTCTGTGAAACCGTTGACTGCCATGAGAAACAGGTCCTTGCACTGCTTAGGCATGCCAGCACACTTGACGTTGTAGTATGGCGTTTCTACCGGCTCCAGTTCTTCTGCTATGACGTGCTCAATATAGGTCTTTTGTCGCACAAACCAGCCCTCGTCCCAGGTACTTTCCAGGTCCCAGCAACAGAAGTTCTTATTGTGAACCTTAATTCCCTTTAGCTGGTCAGGTGCAAGGTCGCAATGGATGGAGTCAGTGTCGGCATAGATGAACCCAGGTTTGTCTGGGCCGTAGTAGTTTGCTTGTGCGGCGCGGATGGTGAAGTTTCTGGCGTAGCTTGTTATTGCACTGCCCACTGGGATGTAGCCGGGGGTTTTGTCGTTTGCGCGAATGGTGCGGAATCCGATGGTCTTATCTTCCTTTACGAATGCAATCTTGAAGTCGCTGTTTGGTGATGAAGCCAGCTTTCCGTACAGGTTATTAAGAAACAGCTTGGCAAGCTGGCGTTTTGCGCCCTTGGACTCCATCTTGATTTTCTTGTACTTCTCAATGTACTGGTCAAAGATTCCTACGGCGGAGTCGAACCAGCATCCGTCTAAAATGCGGAAATCAACAAGTTCATAGTGCTCTTTGAAAAGTGTAAAGTCTGTCATGGTCATTGTGAGTTCTACTATTGCGGGTTTTAGGTTACCATCAAGGTCATAATACACTGGGTAATACTTGCCGTCCTCCTTATTGTAATGGTCACTGGTTTCAAGCATCTCATTTGCACGATAACTCATGCTGTTCTTTAGCTGGATGAATGGTAGTTTGCCGGGACGAATGTAGAACCGTGTCTTGAACCGCACAAAGTAGTATGACGTTGCGCGTTTTGCTTCGTCTGGTATGAAGTCGCCTGACCAAAAGTGAGGTTCGCCTATGGGATATTTGTTAAGGGACTCGCTGGACATCATGGAGGGGTACAGGGAGTTCACGTCTGCTGTTACACCGTTGTGGAATAATTTTTGTTCCTTGCCACGGGCTAAATAGCACCAGCCACCCCGGTACGAACGATTAACGTATTGACCGGCGTTGTCAGACCCGAATGACTTGTCCAAGGGCATTTGATAGAGGTCCGGGAACATCGCGGCATATGCCTTCTTTCCTATGGACTTCTTATACTCTGCCAAACAACAGCTTCCAATGGTAAGTTTCTTGTGACCCTCGGTAAACATGATTTCCAGCGCTTCCTTGACAACAAGAACGTCATTCTTAATGTACTCTTGTTCTTCAGGGGTTATTGGACAACCTGCGTACCGTAGGCCGGTGTATTCCATGTCGAGCTTCTTGTGCTTAGTCTCAAAGCTCTTTCCGATTGCCTTAACGCTAAAGGGCAGTAGCTTCAAGCTGTCCCTGAACTCGATAATATTGCCGTTCACTTTGACGGTTATGTCATACCACTGGCCCATGCCTGAAATGCTGTAACTAACACTGTTATTTGGCATTTCCTTGTTCTTCATACGCACAAAGTCGTTTTCGCCAGACTGTTCAAACGCTTGCTTGTAGCCAAGATTTATCAAGAAATAGGACAGCCAGAATGAACCGTCAAACTTGAGGTTGTGAAAGTAACATATGACGTTCTCACGCAGTCCCTTGAGAAAGTCCCACATTTCACCGATAGAATGGAACAGTGAAACGTCCTCTGTGAACAGCTCTACACAGGCCGCCGCCCACACTTCGGTGTGGTCCTGGCCCTTGTACACAGTGGTTTCAAAGTCTCCTACAAACACGCGATTCTTGCGTGTTGCCATTTTACACCTCTATTTCATCATCTTGGTAACCATTCACTGCGTCACTAAGAATCTCAAGGTCTGCAAGGTCATCAGCGGTTAAGGCCGTGCTCTTTAAGATTTCTGCCAGGGCGACAAAAGAGTTTGCTATTGCGTCCTGTTTTGAGTCATACATGATGACATTTGCGGCATAGTGGAAGGCTTCCGGTTGTGCGCCTATGGCCCTCATTGCTTGCACAAAGCCGTTGTTCTCAACAGCCGCCCTAATCATGCGCTCCATCTGATTCACTTGCTGGGTACGAATATCGGAAAACCATGCGTTCCAATAAACAGACGGTTCCCAACCCTTGATTTCCTCCATTACCTTCTCATATTCAGATTTGCCGCGATTTAATCTGTCAAGTGCTTCCTTAACACGGTCTGCAACGTCCGTTGCTTCGGCAGGAGGAAAACCGCCCTTCGTGTGATAGCGGGGGTCTTTTTCGCGCTTGTGTAGCGCTCCCTTTTGTGCGGCTAATGAGCGCTCAATCATGCGGCCCTCTGTGCCGGTGAATGTGGAACCTTCATAGATGAATGTGGCTTTCTCGTAAAGTGTTTCTGGCTTGATTGCTGTGATTCTTGCAATGTCGCGCTTTGTTACCCTGGAGGGGCGTTCAGGAACAACGTTTGCTGGAAAACTGTATCCGCGCTTCTCTGCTGATTTGATGAAACGGCGTATTCTCTGCTGTTGCTTGGCAAATGCCGCCTGGTTTGGTGTCATTTTCTGGCGCTTTTTTGCGGGTTTCTTTTTAGCCTTGGTGGACCTTTTCTTTGCCATGGTTCTTTCCTCCTATATGAAAATAGCGCCCACCGGGTTATGCCTGGTGGGCGCTTGCGGTTTACACCACGCTACAAGTCAGGAACTCTTTTCCTTTGTAGTTCTTGCTGGGACGGCGGGAAACCTCCAACTGCCAAGGCTCGTCACAGTCAGCCATGTCCACCATGATTTCGTCCAGGGCGGTCAGGAAGCTGGGGGAGCCGGTGCGATACTTGGTGCCTGCCTTGTCAACGAGAATGCAGACAGTGTAGTCGATGCTCTCGGACTTCTCGTTGTGTACGTTCAGCACGGCGTAAAAATCCAGGTCAATCAGGACAGGGCCGTCCTGGGTAACCTCGTCCAGACTGAGCGCGTTGGTGGTGTCCTTCATGCGTACACGTTCCTTGTGGGTCAGCTCCTTGCTGGTCTTAGTGATGGTGACATTGTAACCTTCCATTTTGCTTTACTCCTTTTCGTTGTCAGATTTGTTGTGAGTGCATATCACTGTAATCGGTGGCTTGCAGATTTCCTGCAAGTCACACGATAAACAGGCGGGATTGCTGGGGTTCACTGGGGGTCCCGGGGCTGCGCGGGAATCTCTGCGTCCGGCTTCCGGCGGACAACGTCCACGGCGTGGGCGATGAAGAAATCTTCGGGCATACCCAGGAGCTTTTCCTCCACCCAGGACTTGGAGATGGACACACCCTTGAGGGTGTCCGTGTCAATGGCGGCCTTAGCGGCCTTGAGGATTGCTTCGTCGTTCTTATAGGTGCGGGAGAGGGTGACTTCCTTGGTGCAGGGTTCGCCCTGCTCGATGTCCAGACACAGAACACATGCCTGGGTCACCTTGATGGTGCGGGTTACCATGGGTTTTCTTGCCATTTGTTGTACCTCCTTGTGTTACACTGTTTGTTGATATGACAGGGCCAAGCTGGTACTGCCCCAGCTGCTGCGGACTTCCGTGGCCCGTGAACCCGGCAAAGCCGGGAACACATAGGAGAGAAAGAGAGTATTGCCATCAGCGGCTACGCCTTATTATACCATGCGGACCGGTAAACTGTCAAGCGTTAAATTTTTAACAATGTTCAAATTTTCGGTCTGGGATAGAAATCACCGCTTGTCCAGGAATCCAAAACGCTATGCAGATAGTTGTAAAACCGCGACAGGTCGGCGCAAGCTGTGCTATGGGGGCAGCGTTCACAAATTTCGGCGCATTCCATGTTCTCAGAGCCGGTTTCAATGACCTCTATGAGGGCACGAATGTCGTCCGGTGTGTAGCTATTTTTTGCACGCAATGTAATCATAATCTTGTTTCTCCTTTTGTTGTTAAATTTGGTGTTACCCGACACAGGGCCATGCGGCCCGGCGTTATTCCGCGTTTTCGCGAGGAATGATTTTGTCGTAGATAATCACAATGTGGCATTTGCTGGGCTTGCCTTTTTCACCTGGCATGCTGGTAGTGCGGATTGCTGTATTCTTCCAGCGTGTGACGGCCTTGCGCTGGGATTTTGTCAGGTTATGCGTTAGAAAATATGCGCGTCCATCAAGTCCGTCAAAATTCGTTGTGTTGCGTGAAGCAAACCATGTAATTCCAGCGTCAAGCATGTCCGCCTGGTTCATTTTTACTCGCGGCATGCGTTAACCTCCTTTTGTTGTATTTTGGTGTTACCCGACACGGCCCCATTGCTGGGGCCTGGTTGTCAGCGGCGGCGCTTGACAATCCATTCTACCAGACAAGCAAATGACATTGCAATCAGCGGTGACAGCGGCAGAATGACATGCGCGAAAATCATTTCACAAGCCATGAGATAACCTCGCCCATAATCTTTGCCTTTTCAAGCAATTCGCGGCGGCGCGCCTTTTCATAGTCAGGCGTATCTGCGTCAATTTCTGCGTTGAGTCTTTCGATGAAGAAAATCTCGTCCAGCATTTCAGCGGTGAAATCGGCGATTGCGCGTGCACGCATAACCCTCTGTTCGTTGTTCATTTTTGTTTCTCCTTTTGTTATTGAAATTTGGTGTTACCCGACACGGCCCCATTTCTGGGGCCTGGTGGTCAGCGCGTAATGATGTGTGCGTGCGTCATGAAATCATCCTCGCTCATGCCGTACACCTGTTCGGTGGTACGGTTGTTGAGGATAGCAACCAGCTTGACGGTATCGGTATCATACCGGGCCTTGAGCTGGTCAAGGGTCAGGGGCGCGGGGCTTGCAGTGCAAAATGTAGACGTGCGCGCCTGTGCGGTGGAAATGTCAAGGCACATAACCTCGGTTTCCTGGAAAGTGATAGTGCGCGTAATCATTCTCTGTCTTGCCATGGTTTTTGTTCTCCTTTTGTTATTGAAATTTTGGTGTTACCCGACACGGCCCCATTGCTGGGGCCTGATGGTCAGCGGTTCGGAATCTCGCGCCATGTATAGCGCTTGCCGTTGCCGTAGTCGGCGGTAAACTTTGTAATATGCTGTGCGCTGGTGGCCGTGTAGCCGTAGACCATGCGGAGGACGTCCCAGGTGCTCCGGTGCATTTTGTCAATGACGGCAACAACGGTATTATAGGACCGAAGAATGAAAAAGTTGGGAGTCTCTAACACCTCTGCGCTACAGCTACGTAATCTCTTCCACGGTGAGCGCTTATTATCCGAAACCCACGGCATTTTCCCGCACTCCGTCATTGCGGCGTCATAGTATGCGCGGCATGCTTTGTTAATTTCACGCTGATTGTCATTCATTTTTGTTTCTCCTTTTGTTATTGAAATTTTGGTGTTACCCGACACGCCGCATTATAGCGGCGGCCTTGCGCGTGTTTCGTCTTAATTTTCAAAGACTCGTCATTCACTGTCCGAGCTATCGCAAATTCACCCGGCGAACAGCTGCGGTTATGCTTTCGCAATGCGCAGCGGGGTTTTCACCTTTTCAACAAATTGGAGTGACCACCCACTAACAGACCAGGCAACGGGTGGCCGCTGAATGCGTAGCTGACTCGCTGTCCGGCGCTCTTGTGCCGTGGGGCTTGTTTGTGTCCAGTATTCACTTTTCAAGGTACACGTCTTGACTCTGTCTGAGTCCCGCTGACTTGACGGCGGGCGGCCACCCGGCCGGCCCTCTTTGTTCCTCTCTTGTTTACATGCTTAGTATACCATTGACACGGCTTTTTGTCAATAGGTTTTACTGATTTTTTTCGTAAAATGTTGTACAAATTATGTGTGCTGATTTTGTACATTTTTGACATAACGTTGTACCAAACAAAGGGGAAACTGGTGTACCGATTTTAGGAAACCCTAATTT